CCCATCTATCTGTTAATTCAATAAACATTTTAGCATGCCTCCTGTTTTATTCTCATATTACTTCATCTCCTGTGCATTGATAATCTGGATACTTAACTTCTCCTGTCTTTGGATTATAAAGAGTATGCCTTGACATATGAAGAGGCTCTTTAAAGCCCATTTCATCTAACATTGCAGCTTCTTTTTCTAATCTCATCAAAAAAGTATCTTCAGTATCTTCTACCATAGCCCATAATAATGTCATATATACCATAATATCTTTAATTCTACCACGTACATCTTCTCTTTGAGAAGTATGCCCATTGATATATGCCATAATGCCATCAATATGTTTGTATACATATGTCATCAATACTTTTTCTTTAGATGTGCCAGTTAACTCACTGATTCTATTGAAGTTAGCTAGTACATCTTCTTCATTTCTAGCATATTCTTTTTGACCATCATCACGAGTTTGTTTCATTTCTTTAATGATATTATTCATTAAATGATTATAATCTTTTAGTTTCATGCTAACTCTCCTTTTGTTATACTTGAATTGTTTACCACTAAGTTTACATCTATGTATTCACGCTCTCTATTAGCGTCACATTTAATATTTAAAGCCTCTATCAATCCACTTATTCTACTCTTTAATGGTTTAACAGATAATAATTTATTAGTATTATAAGCTGTTCTAAATGAACCTTTACTTGAAGACATATCCATTCCTTCATGAAAAGCTTGTTTTGTAATTTCACTTACAGTAAATACTATTATATTATGTTTAACTGCTAATTCCATCATTGCTTGAGATGCTTCTTCTATCTTCATGTTAGGATCTCTATGTTTAGATTTAAACAAACCCATGTGATCAATAATAACAATCTCTGGCTTAATAGGTAGCATCATAATCCTTTTCTCTAGTTCATTAGCAAAAGGAGCAGAATAATCTACTGTAAGCCATCCAAATCTTTTATCCATACCATTATGCATTTGTTGATAATGATCTTTTAATTGTTCTTCTGACCAGCCCATCTCTATCATTACAAATCTAGACCATATCTGTCTAGGACTCATTTCCATTTCAATAAAGTATGTAGGTCTTTTGAATGAAGTCATCCAATTTTGAAGTAACATAGTTTTCATTGACTTAGGTGGAGCCTGTATAATAACTACTTCTCCTGGATATATAGGAAAGTTTTCACCCGCATATATATCTCCTAAATTAATTGGTTTAGCATCAGATCTTAAGAAATCTATTAATGCTGTTTCCATGGACGATGCATCCATAACTGCCTGATTTTGCTTGGACTTATAAAGTTTGCAAGTATTCTTACAGTATGAATCCATAATTGGATCAGCACAGCCGTACCTATAACCATTACCACCATGACCGTCGTAGCAATTATTAATAATACTATCCAACTCTTGAATAGTAAATCTTGAATCTTGATCATCAACTGCTTGCCTCCAATCTTCCATAATTAATCTAACTGTATTCTCTGGATATCTCCATCTAAACCAAGATGTTAATCTTAAAGCTACCATATGTCTTTTACCTAAGCTTCCATCTGATAACATGTGACTAATGCATGGAAAATTTACTGGATCTGGGTTTCTACCTTGAGATATAAATACAGGTAATTCTTCTTGACCTGTTTCTTTAACTTGAGATAGTACATCAAATACTGGATCGCATTCTAGATCCATTGTAGGTACATCTTTAGGACTTTTAGCATATTGTAATATCTCATGTTCAAAATCACTATTAGTTAACATATCGGGTTGGATATGTACTTTATAAAGCATACTTTTAGAATTACGTGTGTTTGGTACTCTAATAATTCTAGTTTTATCAGTTACAGATGGATCTGCAAACTCAAAGATACCTGCATTATGTAATGCTGCTTTGACATTTAGATGTAAATTTTTCTCAGGTTTCCATCTAAATGCAGTACCTGGAATGTGGAAATGAAAGCCTGTACCACTAAAGTATATGTGAAATGGTATTTCCATATCTTTTAATAGCAAGCCTAATCCTATTGTTTTTTCTTTACTGTTTTGAAGATTAGATCCATCTACATCTAATATAAATTCATCAGGTATATAGATTAAACCATCAAATCCAGATAAAGACTTTGTTCTAGCATAAAAATCTACTATATAATCATCATAATCATATAGTGACATGAATGTATCCCCTTCTAATCCCATCCAGTTTCCAATTGCAGTTATATCTTGAAAATAATGTCTGTTATTTAAAGAGAATGCAAATTCTTTAATCATAATAACTCTCCTTTTTAATAAAGAGATCCATCAGCTCTACCTGTTTAATATAACATATTCCTCTCTCAGGACATTTAATGTGGATTGAACATTTCCACAACCTGATTTTGCAACGTTACAGGCTTGTCTACAGGACCAGTTATTGAATCTCTCTATTAATTTAATGAAAGAGAGAGACCACGCTTGCCTGTCCGCCACTAGTAACAGGTTTTAGACTCTTGCGAGCAATTTGGCGTTTCGTTCTAACGGATGGTGGTTTTAGCCGTAAACTCTCTCTTTATGATTTACTTTAGAATGGTATATCTCCTGTAGTATTCATACTATTAACTACTGATCCTTCTGTAGCTTTATGTATTCTAGGAAGAATAAATCTCTGATAATAACTTTCAGCTTTATTCTTGTAATATACAGTATCTTTATCAGTAAATGTATCAGCAACATTAGTAAACGGTGTTGGTGCTACTTGATTTAATACTGCAGTATAACCTTTCTTGTCTTTATAATAATAGACATGAATAGTTTTACCTACTAAACCATTAGCATCATCATCGAATTTAACAACCATATTCTTATCACCACTATCTAATGCATCTGTAATACCAGCATTAGCAAAACGAAATAGATTAGAGATGGCAAATTCTTCACCTTCTTTATTCATTTTTTCGTAAACTCGTAGTTTAAAGTTATCATTGTAGCTATCGAACCATACATCTATATATTTATTGTCTCCATACTCACCGTATGAAGCTTTAGATATTGTATTTGTATGCCATCCTGGGGCGTAGTCCGTGCCTCCACCCTTTCTTACAGTGAAAGTTTTCATGCTTGCACTCCTGTTTTATAGTTACTATTTTTACGTGGTGCTCTGTCGGTGGCACCGTTACCGTCATCATCCATCTGAGCTATGCCCACCATGGCTGCTAGTCCATATCTTCTTCCATAGGTATTTGCTGCTCCAATTGCATGAGCATCTTTCTTTCCACCAATAGGCATTCTGATTTCTGAACGTAACCATTGGCCTGATTTATGCATCAGGGTTGTAGTTACATAGAAACCATTAGTTGTTTGACAGAATCTATTACCTTGAATAACAGATAAACCATTCTTAGACAATGCTGGAAGACATGCTTCCATTACTGCATTAAGATCAGCATATTTACTGTTAAAGAAAGGATTAACTGATGATGTTTTTGCTCCTTTAATCTCAGCTTGAGATAAGCTTAGAGCAGTTGCTAGTTGATCAATCTCTTCAGATTTCCATTCATCTTTTCTACGATTTGGGGTTTCTTCTAGGGACTGGGATATTTCTTGAGGTTCACTCATTATTCTCTCCTTATTAATTATTCCTTAGTCAGAGAGGGGACCGATAATGCTCTGCACCCATACGTCAGTCCCCGCTCTATTAAGGAGTGTTATCATACCTTTTCAGGTATCATAATTTACACACACATGGCACTTTTTTCCAAGGACAAAGTTGGAAAATGAAAACTTAATTCCTTATTATAAGGCTGTCCAGTTGTCAACTTTCTAACAGTGTTGGATATAAAGGCTCCAGTCATATTACTGCAATAACTAGTAGCTTTTGCATTACATGGCTCCAGGCTTCCTTCAGCGTACCAAGTTCTTTTGTATTTAGCTAATGTTGGCTTGACAAATGTATACTGTTGATAATGCTCTGCACCCATACGTCCATCAATAATAAAAAGAGGTTTATGTTTATTATTTAATAGAACTTCTACAGATTGCAATCTAATATCCATTGCATCAAATCCAAGTACCGCAACATCATTGTGTCCCTGATAATACCATTCACCAAATGGCTCATGAAAAGTTAGTATATTAGCATTCTCATTGATGTCTTTTAATATACTAGCTAATGCATCGACTTTATTGGATCCAATATGAGTTGTAGAATATTGAGATACACCAACATTAACTGATTCTACTATATCTTTATCATACAAGCATATTTCAGTAGCTCCCATTCTAACTAGTTGGGTAGCTGCGGAACTACCTATAGCTCCGCAACCTAATATATGAAATGTATAATCTTGGAAATTGTTTACAATTCCTGTTGATCTTTCATTAATCATATGACGCCTCCAGTACAAAAATCATCTATTGGCACTCCATAACCATTCATTTGCTTAAAAATGCTTCTGGTTGAGCATATAATACCATACTATCTAGCTTTTCTATGGTTACACATTCAATGTAAAAACTTTGATGTTCTAACTCTTTGGTATTATACTCTACCACTAAAGTTTTCCATTCATCATATGCAATTTCAGCTTTAACATATTTACCATTAAGCTTATCAATAAATTCTAAAGCATCAGTCCATTCATTATCTTCACCCCATAAACTATACTGTGATTTATAATTATTTACATTATAACCATTAGTAGGAGATGCTTGATATCCAAATGATTGTTTATTAATACCATAACTTTTATGAGTAACAATTGGTTGCTCACATTTAGCTTTAGTTTCTTTAAGGATAGCATTAGTTGGTTTATTATTCTCACCAAGAATTTCTAATTCTACATCTTCATGCATTTCAATTGGATGCCATACAGATACTCTGAATTTATACTCTTCTTTAAGGTTAACAACCAGGGCTAGTGACCAATCTCCATTACTATACTCTTCAATAGCTTTATCATCAGTACCAGACCAGAATGCTTTCATAGTATGATGACTATGCCACCATACAAACTTAATTGTAGCTTTATTATACTTCTTTCCCATTTTGGCATAATATTTAGCTAACTCTTCTTTATCTAAACTAGTGTTACCTCCAGATACAGTTTGTTTCAGAATAACTGGAGAATGTATATCCCAATCACCATCTTCATCTTTTTCTGCTATTAACATACCACTAATTTCAGATTTCCACTCATCGTAAGCAGCATTTGCATACTGCATTACCTTCTTCCATGCTTCTTTTTCTATGTAAAACATTTACACTCCTTTACTTGTTTGTTAAAACGGATTTTCAAACTCTTCAGTTCTTGGTGTTTCTGGTGTTTCCACTAGATCTCTTGCATCCATAGCTTCAGATAATTGTTGTGCTTCTATTAAATCTCTTGAAGCATCCACTATTACTTCTGCTGCTATATTTTCTTCTAGATCTCTTGTTGCTAC